ACTTTGCTCCTTATCTTGAGAATATGAAACGTAATGCAGCTATTATGAATAAGTGCAAGGCTGCTTACAAGAAGAATAGTAGAAAGCAATTCGCTTCCCTACTCTTGGCAGAAATGCCAGATGATACTCGCGCTGAACTACTTACTCTTATAGGAGAATAGAGATGCCTATCCCAAACAGTCTGACCTTGAACTTCGAAGATGATGTAACACTTCATAATAGAACCTTAGAACTCATAAGCACTGCAGTTCGTGCTATGCCTTCTGAATCTTACGACCTTAATGAGAGCAAGCAAATGCTAAAGAGCTTAGCCCAACTCATTAAGGCTAAAGCAGATAAACAAAAAGACCTTATTAATCTAGCACAAATCAATATGACCTCTACCTTGGAGATTACAAAATGACTGAACAAACCCTCAAACTCTCAGGAAATATGAAAGAGATTCCTCTAGTCAAAGGTGTAGCACAAACACTAGAAGAACGTGGCAAACGCTACGGAAATTTTGAAGAGCACGCTGCTATCACACAACAAATCAAAGAGGTGATGCATCTTTCTCTTAAATGGCATACCCTAAGCTGTGACCAGAAAGAAGCACTGGACATGACAGCTCATAAGATTGGTCGTATCCTTAATGGAGATCCTGATTACATAGATAGTTGGCATGATATTCAGGGTTATATTAAACTTGTAGAAGATCGTCTTACTAAGGAGCAGCAGAATGACACACCTGTTTAAAATCTGTTACGAAGATACTCAAGGGCATGCTCATCCTACACAAGAAGAAGCTATTATCCATTCTATTCTAGCAGAATCCTCTGTATATCTTCACGATTATCAGAAGAAAGCAATAGCAGACGCTTTTACTAAATACGCTTATATCATCGAAAGGAAACAAAGTGAAGTTATCCCAACTAGCCAAAGCAGCAGCCTCCCTGAAACAGAATCACTCGATTCTACTATACGGCCCACCGAAGACTGGGAAGACTCGCCTAGTAGGAACGGCAGCCCAGTGTAGCGAACTCAATAAGATCGTATGGATTGACCTAGAAAATGGTAGTGAAACACTTCTCCATATGGGCTTATCAGATGAAGCACTAGATCGCATAGAACTTATAAAGATTCCTGATACTAGGGAAGTTCCTCGTGGAGCAGAGACAGTTCTAAAGATGTTCTCCTCTAAGGAAAGCCTGAAAATCTGCCACCTCCACGGTAAGGTAAATTGTGTAGAATGTGGCAAGTCAGCTCCCTCAGACTATACTACCTTCTGTCTTAAAGACCTTACCAACAAGGATCTTGTAGTAATTGATAGCGGTAGCCAACTGGGGGATTCTACACTAGCCCTTGCTTGTGCTGGTAAGCCTCTAGAGTATAAGCCGGGCTGGGATGAGTGGGGCTTGTCAAATAAATACCTCAGTGATATTCTGAGTGTAATCCAAGCTGCTACTAATACAAACTTCGTAGTCATTACTCACGAAGCAGTAATAGAGGAAGAAGTAAATGGAGTAAAGAAGGATAAGATCCTGCCATTGATGGGTACTAAAGCTTTCTGTGCTAAGGTAGCAAAGTATTTCGGCACAGTGGTATATACAGAACTCAAGATGGGGAAGCACGCAGCAGGCAGTAGCAGCACATACAAGGCTAATCATATCACAGGTAGCCGAGTAAATATCGCAATCGAGAAGAGTAAAGAACCTAATATGCGAGATATTCTAGTAGAAGGAGGTATTATCAAACCATAGCACACACTCATACACTTTCACCTATCATCTCATCTCAATTTTATGTAAAGGAAATAATCGTGTCTGAAGCCACCATTCTCGATCTCAATAGCATGCTCAATGATAATCTGGATGCCATCCCTGATGCTCCTGATTTCGTAACTCCTCCTGCTGGTGAGTATATTCTCACTGTCAAGGACTCCTGTATTGACAAGTATGAAACCAAGAAGGAGCCGGGTGTAGAGAAGCAGCGCCTCAAGAATACTTACACTATTGACGAGACGCTTTCTACTCTTAACGACGAGCCTCCTGTTCCCAATGGTAGCCTGTTTAATGAAACCTTCATGGCTACTGAGCAGGGTCTCTCCTACTACAAGAAGCGTTGCAAAGAGATCATGAATGCAGCAGATACCGCAGGTGTTAGTCTGGGTGATATGATGTCCTCTATCAAGGGCAGCCAATTCAAAGCTCGTATCAGTATCAAGAAGAGCACTGTTAATGGTACAGAGTATGAGAATGTCCAGATCCGCGTAGTACGCCAAGCTGACTAATCCACAAGATTAGCAAGACAAGCCTCCTACTTCTTACACAATAGGGAGTAGGGGGATTTTCTTTCTACAGGAGGGTAACATGAGAATCTTAGTTAATTATTCTAGAACTGAACAAGCCTATTTGCCAGTCCTACAGTATCATTTGAAGCAACGTAACATTCAAGCCATAGCAACAGAGCTCCCCCTTACTCCCTCTGAACTTGTAATGAAGGCTAAAGGTGCGAAGTGTGATGCCATCCTTATCTGCAATAATGATACTCTACAACAGTGTGTTCCAGGTAAGAAGCCTACACTTGACTTGTATAGGGGGAGCGTTCTAAATTTTTCAGTCCCTGCTGTTGTATGCAATTCTCTAAGTCATACACAGACAGTAGATTATGGATCCTGGCTTCTCTGTAAAGATCTAGATAAACTAGCCACGCTTTCCACTTATGGGCGACATAAGTATGATGGGGTAATTCTAGAAACCTATCAAGATCGTCAGCAGGCACTCTCCTTCCTTAAGGATTGTGTCTTTATTGCCTATGATATCGAGACTAATACGGTGAGGGAAGATGAGGAAGCTTTCAAAGCTGGGGAAACTTTCATTACTTGTGCTAGCTGGACAGGCTGCACTTCTGACGGTATCTTGCGCACTTTTATTCTACCATTGGTTGACTTTCTCGAAACCCACTATACCAATGATTCAGACTATGCTGACGCCATTAGCTTCCTACGCACAGTTAATGCGCTCCCAATACCGAAAGTCATGCATAACGGAATCTACGACTCGCTACACAGTATCACATATCACGCAGAGCCGGTTCAATACATATTCGACACGATGGCGATGGCCCACGCGCAATACAGTTCATTGCCGAAAACATTAGATTTCGTGGCCTCTATCACACTGCCAGACTATATGCAGTGGAAAACAGAAGCTGCCTCAGCCTCTAAGAATAAAGATATCCTAGCCTATTGGCACTATAATGGTAAGGATACTTGGCATACTGCACGTATTTTCCTCTATTATCTTACACATCTCCCTCCTTACGCTCGCAAGAACTATGCTATCCAATTCCCTCTAGTCTACCCTTCAATGTATGGAGCATTTGAAGGAATTTCTATTGATCAACAAAAGAGAGTTGAATTGCGTAGTAAAGCTCAGGATATTGTAGATAATGAGCTTGCCAAGTTACGTGTTATGTTTGCTGATGAAGAATTTAAACCATCTTCTCCTAAGCAAGTACAGCACTATGTGTATGATATCTTCGGTGCAGCAGATCCTAGAATAGGACAAAGAAAAGATGCTAAAACAGGAAAAAGAACTAGAATGGAGCGAGGAACTGATGAGAAGAATCTGCGAGCAATTGGACAGCAGCATCCCCTATTACTTCGCATTACCGACTCTATTCTCAATTACAGAGAAAACGCGAAAGCTATCTCCACTTATTTTGACTACCTTCAGCTCAATGGAAGATTGTTATGGAGTCTTAATCCATTCGGGACTGATACCGGTAGAATGTCTTGCTCCTCTTCTTCCTTCTGGTGTGGAACTCAGGTACAAAACATACCTCCTTATGCCAAGAATATCCTCGTCGCCGATGAAGGCTATACACTAATAGAGTTCGATAACAGTCAAAGTGAAGCCCGATGCACAGCCTACTTAGCACAAGAGACTGCACTAATTGCTGCACTAGAGGATAAGGAGAAAGACTTCTACACTTCCCTCGGCACACTCTTCTTCTCTATCCCCTACGAAGAAGTCACAAAAGATTTTCGTAATAAGATCTTGAAGAGGATTGTTCATGGTACGAACTATATGATGGGAGCAGGAACCTTTATTGAAAACGCTGGCACTCAGAATTTGATAACCGGAGCAGCCCCTCTTAATATCAAAATTACTCTAGGTAAAATCCCCAAAGCTGGTGAAGTAACTTTGAAAGGTTTTGCTACTCAGTTATTGGAAAGCTACCATAGGCCGTTTCCTAGAGTAAGAGTATGGTATAAAGAAGTATATACAGAAATCCAAACTACTCGTATGCTGAGAAGCCCGCTGGGATGGACACGCTATTTCTTTGGAGATATCACGAAAGACCATAATCTTCTACGAAGTGCTGTAGCTCATGCTCCACAAAACCTAAGTGTTCAAATTCTAAACATCGGCTTATGGAAGATCTGGAAACTTGTTAAGTAAGGGTAAGATTCGTTTTAAAGCACAAATACATGATAGCATATTCCTTCAGATCCATGACTCTATACTAGAAGAAGCCCGCCAACAAGTATATGACGCACTTCAAAATCCAGTAATAATTCATGGACGCTCCCTGCTTATTCCAGTAGATTACAAATATGGAACAGTATGGGGGGATATGACAGAAGTCAAAAGAAAGGCTTAAGGTGCTATTGTGGCAATTGACTTATACAAAGAGCTTCACAAAACCGAGGCTGATCTAGATAATACCCCTCTAACATTTGGTAAATATGCTGGATGGACTCCAGATGAGGTGGCGGATGAGGATCCTTCTTATATAGTATGGCTATGGGAGAATACGGATATACGTAGATGTAGTAAGGCTATGTATGTTTTCTGCAAGAAGAGTATAGTAGAAGATGATGGGGATTAGTATATGCCCTTCTTCGATGACTACTTTGAATATGTAGGCGAGACTGAAGCCCCTCTCTTATATCATAGATGGAGCGCAATAAGTATGCTAGGTGCTCTATTAGGTAGAAGTGTATGGTTTCCATTCGGACACTCCCGCATATATCCTAATCAATATATTATGCTAATGGGTTCCCCAGGCGCCCGAAAGTCTAGCGCAATAGGCATCAGTAAGAAGCTAATAGCAGAGACAGGATATAAACGCTTCGCTCCTGATCGCCTTAGTAAGGAACGCTTCTTAATGGAAATGAAACCGCATACGGAGGAAGAACTCGAAACAGATCTTATCAATCTAGTGTTTGATGCGCCGTCTGAACTCTACGTAGTAGCCGAAGAATTCACAGACTTCGTAGGCCACGGTGGTATAGAATTCATGACTATGCTTACTAAACTTTGGGATAACATGGATAGATATGAACACCCTAAAATACACGGTAAATCTGTGGTGGTTGAGAAACCGACTGTTAATATCATCGGTGGTAATACAGTGCAAGGCTTGGCTCTTGCTCTCCCACCAGAAGCACTCGGTAATGGTTTTATGTCTCGCGTTATATTTGTTCATAGCGAGGCTACTGGGAAGAAGATTACTTTTCCAAAGCCCGTATCTTCAGTTCTCAAACATAAACTTATCGAACACCTTCAAGAAATGAAGGCTTTAGTACTAGGAGAAATATCATATGATGAAGAAGCACACATACTTCTTGATAGAATGTATAGAGAGTTTCGAGATGTGGAAGATCATCGCTTTAAGTCTTACTCTACTCGTCGTTTCACTCATCTGCTTAAGCTATGTGTCATACTCTGCGCTTCTGATTTGCGTAAAGTGATAACTGCACAAGACGCTTTAAATGCAAACACGCTTTTACATTACACAGAACTTCGTATGCCCAAAGCCTTAGGAG